CGCTAATATATTAAGTATTGTCATCTTGATCCTCCTCTGGATTATTTAAGACTTCATCTGCTTTTTGTTTAGCAGACTCTATAAATGCGTTTTGAAACACACTTAAACTGGCATTAACTTGGTCAAGTTCAAACTGTATGCGTTTTTGTTTATTGGTTAAATCTAGTATTTGACTATGAAAATATTTTTGTTCGCTTGTAAGCTCACTTACTTTGACTTCTTTATCATCAATCATTACTACTGGTTCTTGCGTAGCCATAATTAACTATTAGATGAGATGTATGCTTTACCAGTAGCAATAGCTGCAACATGAGTAGTTTTTTTACTATCTGCTGCACCTTTTACATCTGGAGTATCATCATCACTGTCAACAGGTGCATATTCTAAAATAATTTCTAAATGGTCTACATTTCTTTGTACCATTTCGTTTATTTCAGATTGTGTCATGCCTTCAACATTCCAACTTCCAGCTTTAACCCCATCTATGAGATTTACGCTATCTGTTCCTGCTGTCAGAACTTCTGTTACTGTTTGTGTCATATTATTCTCCTTTTATTTAGCTTTCTAATGCTTCTATTCTAGCAGTCAAAGCATCTATTTTAGCATCTGCTTCTTGCAAAGCCTTAACTAGAATTGGTATAAGTGCTGCTTCTGCAAGTTCTTGTTGACCTGATTCTCTTACTGACCACATTTTAAAACCATCTTTTATTTCAGGGTGATTATCTATAGCTGTTTTAACTTCTTGTGCTATAAAACCATGTTCTGTTGTAGAAAATTTAAAGACTTCTGTTGAATCTTTTTCATAACCTTTAAATGTTTCAGGTAAATCACCTTTATTTTTATATTTAAAAGTTCTTGGTTTTAAGTCATTAATAAAAGATAAACCTGCTGTAGAGTCTGTAATATCTTTTTTGACTCTTTCATCAGAAACAGTTGCCCACGCTGTACTACCATGATTTGTTCTAATATCGCTACTACCACTTCCAAGAGTTGTTGAACTAGCAGTACCAGTAACATCATATCCAATAACAATAGCGTGAGAAGTATCTGTAGCATCTGTATCTGAAAAAGCACCTAAAATTGTATTTCCAACACCTGTTTGAAGTGAAGTATTATGAGTACCAGCTTGATAGCCTATCGCTACATTTTCTGCACCTGTAGTATTAGCATCTAAAGCTTCAACACCAACAGCTACATTTGAAGCACCTGTGGTGTTTGCTCTTAAAGAATCAACGCCTAAAGCAGTATTATTACTGCCAGTTGTATTAAGTCTTAGTGAATCATGCCCAACTGCTACAAGATTAGCTCCCGTAGTGTTTGTAAGTAATGCATTTTGCCCTAAAGCTGTATTTTGGTCAGCTGTAGTATTATTAGCTAAAGCATTTTCACCCATAGCTACATTGTTTGTACCTGTTGTATTGTCAGTTAAAGAGTCTTTACCAACTGCTGTATTACTAGCACCAGTTGTATTAGCATCTAAAGCATTAAAACCAACTGCTGTGTTGTTGTCGGCTGTGGTGTTTGCATTAAGTGCTTGTGAACCTAAACCTGTATTATTTTGACCTGTTGTTGTTTGTTCTAACGCAGTAAAACCCACTGCTGTGTTATGGTTAGCATCATCATTATTTTGTGAATCTAAAGCAAAATAACCTAAAGCTGTTGATCTACTTCCTGTATCTTCTGCTGTAAGAGCATTATATCCAACAGCTACATTAAAATCACCAGTAGTTATTGCAGCACCAGCATTAGAGCCTATGGCAACATTTCTAGTTCCGCCACTTTCTATTGCAGCACCAGCACCATCACCTAATCTTACATTGTTACTTCCAGGTGTGCTTGTAGTAATAATACCTGCTACATCTACAGCTCCGTCAATATCTACAACATCAAGGTTGGTAGTACCATCTACGTCTAAATCTCCGTTAAAGTCTGCATTACCTGCTAATGTAAGTGTTGAAGCCATATCTACAGCACCATCTATATCAACTGCATCTAAGTTAGTAGTTCCATCTACGTCTATATCGCCTGAAATATCTAAGGCTGTACCAATTAAAGTTTGTGAAAAAGTTACTTGCCCGTTTGCAGCAATAGTCATAGCATCTACATCTGAAGCAGAACCTATTGTCTTACCATCGCCTATAATTAAATCGTCTGTAAGAGTAACAATTCCTGTAACTCCTAAAGTACCGCCTATAGTAGCGTTGCCACTAGCACTTAAAACGTCTATTGTTGTAGTACCAGCTAAGTTTAAATCAGTAAAGGCATCAACCATAGCTGCACCAGAACCAGCACCATCAGAGTAAACTGCTTTTACATCACCAGCAGGTATGGTTACATTAGCACCACTTCCTTGAGAAATAATTATATTTTGTGAACCTGATGTTCCGTTTTCTATAAACCAAAGTTTAGATACGGTATTTGGACCAATAGTAATTGTACAAGCTGAATCAAGAGTACCTGTGTATTTTAAATAGATAGAACGACCAGGATCAGTAGATCCATCAGCTATCGTGGTTGTATGAGTATCAGCGTTAGTAGTTATCGCTTCTGTTCCAAAGCTGAAAGCCTCAGCAATAAGTTCTAAGTTTGTGTTCGTAGATGTGCCCCAGGTTCCTGATTCGTCACCTGTAGCTATTTCTTTTAACCTTAAATCATTTACATAAGTTGCCATTTTTTATGCTACCTCTTCCCAATTTGGGGTTTGTGTTTCATTAATTTCAGCAAAGGATGAACTTTGGTTAGTATTTATATTAGCATAATTTTTCGTTTGTGTATCATCTATTAGCCCCCAAACTAATACACTACCTACAGATCCAACCGCCTCAACGCCTGTGGGTAAAACATTTGCCTTTGAAATTATAACAGGACTACCAACAGATCCTGTAGCAGATTGACCCGTAATCTGTATTGTCATGCCCAAGGCAATAGATATGGTGCCTAATCCACTTGTACCAGCTAATCCTGATGGGCTTACATTTGCTTTGGCTATTAAAGTGACAGTACCTATAGATCCAGTAGCTGATACACCAGATATGCTTACGTTTGCTTTTGCTATTGTATTAGCTGTTCCCAGAGCACTTGTGCCTGATAACCCAGACAAAGTAACTACAGCGTTATGATGGACTGTTACAGAACCGACAGCCCCTGTAGCACTTAATCCTGCTACTGAAACATTTGCCTCTCCATCTACATCTACTGTAACCCCACCTACCGTTGCTACTGCTGTGGGTAGAACCGCTACCGCATCCCCATTAACCCCAACGCCAGATACGGCTCCTGTAACTGATTGTCCTGATGGTGTTATATTAGCTTTCGCTACAACAGATACAGTGCCCAAAGCACTTGTAGCAGCTAATCCAGATAAAGTAACTGGTATAGGTTGGCCCCAAGTACCTTCACCCCAGGTACCTCGACCCCAACCAGTTATGTTAGCCATAAGGCTAAGCTATTCTTATAATAGCTGTACTTGCTGCTGCGGCTGGAAAAACAATAGTAAAATCGCCTGCTGTTGATGTTTTATCACCACCAAAGTCAATTGTAGCTACGGATGCATTACTATCAGATGAATTGTAAATCATACAACCTCTAGCTGTTATTGTAGCTGTACCAAAAGTTAAATCAGCAAAATCAGTAAATCCTGTAGTGCCGCTTGATGTAGGATCTACTCTAGTTAAATTACTACCGCCAGATGTATAGTTAGTACCACTTGCTTGTCCTGTTGTAGTAAAAGCTGTAGTGGTTGCACCTAAAGTAGCAGAGCTTGTATATAAAGCTAATTTGAAAGTATCTCCGCCTGAGTTTTTGAAGTTATGCACAGCTTCAAGTAGTTCTTTTTTAAAGCTAGTGGTTAATGTTGATGTAATAGCCATATTAAATCCTTTTTATAATATCTGCTAACTCTGCATCTCCTTGTTTAATGAAATCTTGTATCAGAGTAGCTTTATAGGATTTTAACGCATTTTTTATATAAATCAAACAAACCTTGTAAATCAAATCTTTATATGCTTTAGCTTGCTCCTGTATGTAAGGATCTTCGCTATCGCTACCGCTTACTATTTTTTCTGTCAATCTTTCTGCCCAAAACTCTGGAGGATGACCGCCGTGATTAGAAGTTTTTGCCTCTATTAAGCCTAAACTAGGCATACCTGCTGGTGTTATTTGATCTACCATTTTTTAGGTTCAATAGGTTTTAAATGTGAATCATGCCTATCTATAAGTACAGGCTCTTGTGTTTTTTTAACAATATCTAAGTTATCAATTCTTTCTAATTTAATACCATCTTCTCCAACCAAAATTATGTAAGGATTTTTTAGCCTATGGTATCCATATAGCTTTTGTTCTGCTGGCACGTCTGTATCTAATAAACCAGAGCTATGTGCAACTTCTACTTGCATACCTGCTGATATGCATTTACTCAACCAAAATTCAACACATCCTCTACCTGCTTCTGCAAAATGTAAATTACCTTTATAACTAAAATCTATACCAAACATTTTAAGATTAGCTACTTCGTTCCAATAGGCAAAAGCTACTGCGTATGCAACTGTGTTATTTAGATAGTGACAATTTGAATATTGCACAACCTCCTCTAATGGGTATTCTACAAGACCTGGACATCTTTCATCTAATTCACATGTATATATTGGGCCTTCATGTTCTTGCAACATATCTGCCATACTTTTAGTTTGTCCTCCTGCATCATCTGTATCTAAAAATCTGGATGCAGGATCCATCATAAATACTCTATCGTGATAAATGACGGAAGCTACGCCATTTATAGCCCATACTTCATCAAAGTGTACGCCGTGTGATTTTGCTAGATTATAATCAAACCAGCTTTTTCCCATACCAACTATAGCAACTGATTTGCCCTTCAGACTTTCTATTTGTTTCATGACTTTTTACGTTACCGATGACCTCAAAGAATCATAACGGTATTCATCTCTCCTTCCGCGAGCTTCTGCAAGGTTTTTTAACCTCGATATTTCATTTGCAAAGCGTTGCTCGTATTGCTGTGTCAAATCATTTTCACCTTTCATAAATATATATGCTTCAGCTAAACTACCGTAAAGTAAAGCATTTCTTGCATTATTAGAAAGCCAGGTACCTGTAGTATCTGTTACTAAAGAGTTTGGCTTAAATAAATAATGTAATTCAACATTATAGTCTGCATCTGGAACAGGGCTTACGATTAACGTAGAGCCGTTGTCAGAGGCAGTTGATAAATCTTTATCAAAATCTGCATAATATAAAGGTCTACTTCTAGCAGAAGCATCTGTTGGATCTACAGAGTATTCACGCATAAAAGTCACGTGTTTTTTATCTAAATAGTGATAATCTCCACTGCTATCTATAATTGCTAGTGAAAAACTTAATTGATAATCAGTAGGCGCAGTTAAGTATGTGTTTCCAGTAGTTAGAGTTCCTGTAACATTTTTTCTAAAATAATCAAATTGTATTAATTCAAATATTCTTTCCTCTGCATTTTTTATGAAGTCATCTAATGTATTTACAAAAGTGGTTTCTGTATTTTCAGTATAATTTTGTATTAAAGTTTTTAACTCTGCTAAAGTCATGATGTAACTATTGTAACCTCGCCAACGCCACCTGTCATCTTATCAACCGTAAAGTTAGTTGGAAGTGTTGCAGGGTTTAAAAAATCTGGTTTAAATATGTTTGAACTAACTACGACTACAAAACCCTCTCCTTCTTCTTGATCGTTATTGGGTCTTGGCTTATATAAAGCCTCTGGATCAGCTGTAGCAGTTAAAGGCTCTAGTTGTGGGTGTTTAGGCTCATAACAATCTGGACATACTTTTAGACCATTCCATTCTTCTTTTAAATCATTCAATTTGTATTCAAAAGCACATCTATCACACAAAGCTTTTGCAAATTTGCCAGATGCGTAAGCCATCAATTCATCCTTATGTCTGGTCTAACTCTATAAGAAGCTCTATCTTCATCTTGAGACATAGCTCTATCAAATTCTTCTTCGTATAAAGCTTTTAACTGTGATGTTCTTTCTGGAGCTCTTTTTAATGATATGTAATAAGCTAATCCAGCTGCAAAGCAAGGATAAAATCTAAATGGCATATCCATAGTATTTGTTGGCTTATCTGCATCATCCATTCTAACTATCTTATTAAACACTAAAATATCTGTAGAGTTTTCAGGAGCAGGCCATATTTTTAATGTAGGAGTAGATAACTTATCAAGAAAAAATTGAGATGGCCTAGCTTTAGTTGTTTTATTTGGTATGTTTATATATTCTGACCTACTAATACGATTTACACTTATATCAGTTTGTGTTTGATTAATTGTTCTACGTAGAACAACATCTAAAATATCAATAACATTAGAGTTTAGTGAGTAATCTGTCGTACCTTCTGTAACTGTTTGTGTGGCTTGTTCTATAGTCCACTGATTTAAACCTCTATTAGCCCACTCAGCTAACATAAGGTTTATAGATCTACGTGCAGTTTTTAAATCATATCCTGTTCTTAACTCTAAGCCACATCTTTCAAAAGCCTCTTCAACAAACTCAGCTACATTTGGTTCAAAATCTGTACTACTGGAAGTAGCCATTATTTTTTCTTTTTAGTTTTTTTTAAGGATTTTTCTATTTGCTTTGCTTGTTTTGCGTGTAACTTAGAAGCTCCCTTAAGTTCTTTAATTAATTTTCTTTTTGCTGCTACGCTTAGTTCTGCCATAATTATTCCTCATATAAATTATCAAAAGTTATGGATGGATCAAGATAACTTTCATGTCCTTCAGCTGAGTGTTTCCACTGCGAAGGTTTAAACTGTGGAGGTCCTTCACCTGTTACCCACAAAGCAGGGCTAGTAGCTCTTACTCTGTTATTAGGCAAAGCAACTAAATTACCTTTCCATTCACAATCTTCAGTTATATATAATACATGACTTTGTTTATGTTGTGCAGGGTCATCTGCAATATCAGTATTTGTGTAATCTACGGTAAATAAATATTTTGCTTGATAAAAACCACCATCAATTTTTGCAATCCAGGGCGAAGAACTAACTCTATCCATTACAACAACACTATGATCTCTAGCTTCACAATCCCAAGGCTGTGCTAGGTGGTCCTCCATAGGCCTAGGGAAATCGTCCATAGGTATATCCGCAACTAAACCTTGGATAGGCATACGAGCCCACATAGCACCACCGTGGATATTTCCTTCTTCCCAATCTTCACAATTTGTTTCCTCTCCAGTAAAAACTACTTGGAAACTTAAAGACCTATCGGGTATTGTATTAACTGCTATTGCCAAAGCATGTAGATACTCGTCTTGGTAATCTTCATGATTGTGCGTAAACTCTCTCCTTACCCAACATTTAAAATGTGGGATATTACTTATTAAATAAGACACTTTAGAACTTGTTTCTTCTTCTATTAGCGTTGCCTGCAATCATGACTGATCCACCCTTAGACATTTTCATCATACTTCCGCCTTTAGACTTTTTCATTAAAGACCCGCCTTTAGATTTCTTCATCATGCTTCCGCCTTTTGACTTCTTCATTAATGAACCACCTTTAGACTTTTTCATAAGTGAACCGCCTTTGGATTTTTTCATCATCATGCCGCCTTTAGACTTTTTCATCATACTACCGTATTTAGAATTTTTTTTGCCTGGCATAATAGTACTCCTTACTTTTTACTTGGTTTCTTTTTTGTAGTTTTTTTTGCAGGAGCTTTCTTTTTTGGTTTCATATTTATGTAAATACGATCTTCTTTTACTGGCTCGTCTGGTCTAACTTTTGCATCCAATCTTGCTTGCATTTTTGGATCAACTGATAATTTTTTCTTTGGCATATTTATCTCCTAACTTGTGGTTGTATATTTACGCCTATTAGACATAACCTTACCACAACCTCTAGCTATTTTACCATTTTTTTTAATTGCAGCTCTACCAGTTGAAAATTTTTGTCTTTCTTCAATAGCTTTTTCAACTGCTAAACCTCTAGTTTCTTCATAAGAATTTATTATTCCGTCTTTATTAAGATCTGCTTTTTTTGGATTTTTTAATTTAGACATAATCCAATATTACCTTAATCTATTACTCATAACAATTCCTTGCCCTCTTATAGTTGGAGTCACACGAATAGCTCCCCCTGTAGATTTTTTTTGCCAACTTACTCTTTTAGAGCTAGTTTTTTTCTTTATAGCTTTTGCAGCACCAGCCTTTTTACACTGTGCCATAGTTGGCCTACAAGCTGGATAACCTCTTTTTTCACCTTTTTTTCTACCGCAAGGTTTTCCCGTCTTACAATCTACCCATCCTGTTCCCTTATTTTTAGAAAACCAATCTCTAAGTGTTTCTTTTTTTGCCATTATCTCAATCTATCAGGCATTACAATACCTTGGCCTCTTATAACTGGGCCGCCTGCTGCTTTTTTTGTTTTTGATTTGTTTCCATAGTTTGCAGCACCAACCTTTCTGCATTGAACCAATCTACCGCTAGCATAAGCACTGGGCCAAACTTTAGCCGTACGCTTAACTTTATAATAACAAGCATCTTTTTTAACTTTACTTTTAGTTTTTTTAGCCATAATTTAAACCGTCTGAATGATAGTTTAGCGTAAGCTCCTCGCCAACACTAATTTTTTTTGATGTAATTACGTTATATACTCTATAGTCGTCCCAGTCTAATTCTTCGCTTAGATAACAATTAGAGTCTTCTAAGTGATTTAAAAAACCTCCTATAGATGTTCTTATATAGCCCTGAATTATCGGAACTTTTATGTGTGACATGCCTATATCAAAATCTTTACTTATATCTTGTATTGCAAACAACCCAAATCCTTCTATAGGACTTTTTTGTACTTCTATACAGTCTGGTAAAGGTTTGTAATAAAATTTATTATATACAGGATACATTACTTAATCCTTCCAAACTTTTTTCTAATAGAATCTTTACCTCTTCTAAATATTTCAGCTTGCTTTGGTTTACCGCCATATTTAGATCTTTGCTCGCCTACAGTAAGTATTTGTATTAATCTTGCAAAGGGTTTTCTAGTGCGTTTTACCTTTGCTACTGTATCTCTAGCATCCTGCACGGTTGCATACTTGATTGATACGGTATCTTTAGGATTTTCATCTGTATAAAGTCTTCTGTCGCTACCTTTTGGTTTCTTACCTGTTCCAACTTTAGGATCACGTTTTTTTGCCATTTAACAATCCCAATCTCGTCTAGCCCAGTAGTTAGCACTACATCTGTCAGTTGTACCACTCATACCTTTACTTCTAGCACAATACGATTTTTTACGTTTGGGATTATTTTTATGCATACCTAGCTTGGCATCACCAAAAGTGATGCGTTTTACCCTTGATTTTTCACTACTACAGCCTTTAACAAAAACTACTTTTCTTTTTTTACCATAACCAGGCTCTCCTTTACGAAGAGCCCTAGGTCTATTAAGAGTTACGGTTTTGCCTTTGTACTCTGCCATTCATTAATAATTCTTATTCAAAACAAGTATTATTGAATAAGCATCACCGCTTGAGTGTCCAACAGTTGTAAAGTCAATATCGCCAGTTACACCTGATCCTGCGTTGTTTGGAATACCGCTAAATCTATCATCATAGTATTCATCACCCGTGCTATCTGCTGGTAATGGAATAGCTAAAACATTAGTTGTAGCATCAAACTCTATATCTACTCCCATACCTCTAGTTGCCCAGTAAATACGCGCAATAGATACACTTGTGCAAGATACGCCTAAATCATTAGGCTGTAGTGCAGAGACATCAACTTTTTTTACAGAAGATTCTCCTGTACCGTCAGATTCATTAGTAAACTTAAGAATCGCTACTCTATCAGTATCCTGTATAGTTTGCGAAGTTACTGTATCTGCCATTATTTACTCCTATCTTTCTACTGCTGCTACAACGTAGTCAATAGTCATAGTTTGTGCTGAAGCTTCACCATTTTGTATTCCAAATGATACAGTTAGTTCTTCATCATCTGGTAAGTTTGTGATTGCAACGCCTACTGGAGCAGCATTATTTATTGAATAAAATACTTTTGAAGCATCTGGATCAATAAACCATGTTGTTGTGATAAATGTATCATCTGCCATAGTTGCTACATCTTCTGTAGTAGTCGCACTGTTATCTTTCTCAACTAAGAAATCCAAACCTGCGTCACCGTCTGCAGAAATGAAGAAAACACCATCAGTGGTATCAAGCGGTGTTGTATCTGTTATACCTAAACCCATAACAAAATCTGATTGATCTACGTCATTTACTTTGAATCTAGCAGAAAAGTATGCTTTTTTACTTGTGCTTAATTTAAAACCTTCACCCTTTAATTGTAAAAAGTCTAAATCGTTATCTCCTGCAGCATTAGTGAGCAATAAAGCTCCTCCTGCTGATGAAGTTACAGCTTCAGATGCACTACCAGTACCAGCCTCAGTAGTTGTTATAGTCCAATCACCAGAGTTATATGTAAAAAAATCATTATGATACATATAAAATGTTTGAT